TCCCCAGAACCAGTAGTCAGTGTTATAGTGTCTTCTGATTTTACTTTTTGAGGAAATTCAACAATTTTTGCAGTGTTATCTAAACCGTTAAGTCTATTATACATTTCTTCTGCATTCATAGAATATTCATCAAACAATTCTGCTCCCATAGTAGAATCATAGTCTTTATCAGTCACACTTTCTACATGTTGAATTTCACCTCTCTTAATCCAATCAAATCCTACTGCAATCAAAAAGGTTTCGATTTTCTCCAACACCTCACCAAGTGTTGCATCTGTCGCATCGAATGAATGAGTAATAATCTCATCATTACCAGAATCGGTATGTACACTACTGAGAGTGTAATTTGTACTGTAGTCTTTCATCATTAGTCTCCTGAGAATTTCTCCTCTGTCTGTTTATATACGCCTGTCGATGGAAATGATGCCGCATTCTTGACCTTGCGGCACGTAATCCAATTCTTAATTGATTTATTTTTGCCTTCCCCATAATACACTCCAGAATTATATAGGTTATTAAAAAAAATTATCAATAGTAATATCTGCTTTGTATCTTGCAATATTACTCTTGTTATGTTTTATGTCATTACTATGAACAAACGGCATATCATCGCACCACTCATATTCTGTTTCGCCTGGACGTTTAATTTTCCACTGCAAATCTTCATCTTTTGGATATCGATTTGTCCAACAACAAGTAGAATGTCTATTCATATACTTTCTATCTGTCTTAGTCAATGGGTAGATATATCTGAACTGTTTACCCCATACTCTTGAAAACCCCATATCACCCATTTTGGCGTCATTTGGTCGAGGGCCATACTTTGTATCATGTCTCCCCATCTCTTTCTTCATCTTTCTTTGTATAGTCCTAAAATGCACCTTCTCGCCTGTCTCAGAGACATATACATCAGACCATATAAAACCACCGTAAAGAAAGTTTGCAGATTGGTAAACATATCCTGGCTTTCCAACTATTCCATCTGCCCAAGTATACAGATATTTTACATCTGTATTTTCACGCATCCATTTTACTGTTTGAGATAACATTTGAGATTCGGAGTTTCTGGGCATAGAATCATCCATACACATCTTTCCAATCTCAAAGTAATCAGAAGTTGTCAAATCTGGAAACATTTTTTTAATTGTTCCCATAGGATTAGTTCCCCATCCTAAAGTTAAAACACCAACCAGCTTATCATCTAAGTGAAAACCTAGATAATGTTTAGTTAGTCGAGGCATAACTGCAGAATAATGGCGTTCTGCAACAAATACAGAAGCATTATTCTTGTGAAGGGGTCTTATATCATACATCAAACAACCTTATAATCGCTCATAGTAGCTCGTTGTTCAACTTCATCCCACATACTTTTCTGATCTAGATAACTAAGCATATTTTCTGGAGTTGTTAGGATATATGGATCATCATCACTTCCATCGTTATTGATGCCCGGCTCTTGCCACCACTGCTCAACAACACCATTATTAATGACACACATATATCTCCAACTACGCAAACCAAAACCTAAGTGGTTTTTACCAATCAACATTCCCATGAAACGAGTAAAGTTTCCAGAACCGTCTGGAATTACTTTCACATTCTGAATATCTTGCGACTTTGCCCAAGCATTCATAACAAATGCATCGTTAACTGAAATGCAATATACTTCATCAATACCATAATCTTTAATCTTTGAATAATTACTTTCAAAGCCTGGCAATTGATATGTAGAACAAGTGGGTGTAAATGCGCCGGGCAAGCTGAATAAAACTACTCTCTTACCTTTAAACAATTCATCACTTGTTACATCTTCCCATCGATATGGGTTTGGGCCTTCGATTGATTCATCTCTGACCCTAGTTCTGAATACCACGCAGGGTGGACTAAATCCTTCTATCATACAGCGGGTTCTCCTCTCATCATAAATTTTCTTTGTTTCCTAAAATCACCCCAAAGTTCACTTGCCCTAACCTTTATAAAAGGTTTATTGGTTTCTGTAGTATTTGGGTTTGGAATTGTAAGAACTACATTCTTGCCTTGTTGCCATGCCTCTCTTTGACGAATTGCATGTACAAGAGTACCCTTCGGACTTTTGGTTCTATTCTTTCGTGATACACTACGGCGCTCGCCTTTAGATGTATAATTATTTCCCATTTGCTTTACCACCCATTAATCTAAATCTCCATGTTCTCTAAGTCTTTCAAATCGAAATGATCTCCAACCCTCTTTTTCCAAATCCCAAACAACAATAAGGTTTGGATCTTTTTCTTTTTGGACTGAACCTGTCGCTTCTACTGGATTATCAGGCCACGGCACGATCTTCGGATTTGTCGTGCAGTGCATTACTCTTAGAGTTCCGTCTGCCTTTTCGAACACTACTCGTTGTGTCTTTTCTTGTAGAATTGCCTTTAGTGTTGCTGCGTCCAGAGTTACTATTGGACTTTGTTGTTGCATTTCTTCTGCCATTATTTTTCACCTTTTTTGATTTTACAATTTTATCATTATCGCATGATTCTTTGTATAAGTCAAGATAAAATTTCCAATGTTTTTCAGTATTATTATATCTCGCATTATATAATATACTCCAATCATCTATTCCGAAAGACAATAGATGTCTACCATGTTTCGTTTCCTTAGTAATTGCATACTGAGCGCCATGGGGGCCAGGAAATTTTATCTGTTCATCAATTAAACTAGTATCAAACTTTTGTATAGGGGGTGGTGGGGGATATGAACGAGATTTCTTTTTTGGTTTTGCAGGAGGCGGTTTAGGGCCTTTATATCCAATCTCGTAACATTTGGGTTCTGGGGGCAATGATGCTACCCGAGCGGCCTCCATCTCTGCTTTAGTTCTACGCTTCCTCTTTTGTTTTGGTTTTGAGGATTTAGTTTCAGCCACTCGAGCGGCTTCCATTTCTGCCTTTGTTCTTCTTTTGCGACTAGGTTTCGCTTTCGTCTTTTCCACCATTGTAATTACCACGCATATCCATGATTTTTTCTCGCCCTATTAAATCTATTATAAAATTTGTTAAGTCGATTTCTTTACGAATGAAAAACATTTTATTATTTAATTTTTCTAACTCTCGTTGATAATACTCCAGTTGATCCTGGCCTATTTTTCGAACTTTTTTTTCTATTATATCTGTTAGAAGAATTATTTTTCTTTCTTTGTTTCCCATCCAACACCTATATGGTGCCGCCAGGGAGTCTCGAACTCCCGACCTGATGCTTACAAGGCAACTGCTCTTCCAGCTGAGCTACAGCGGCGAATTTTCTATTTCATTTTCTCGTTTTTTAATCCAGTCCTTTAATTCACAAACCCTTCCAACATACATCATATATGCAGCCTGCCATTCTGGTTCTCCAGTAAGAGCCCACTGTTGACTGCACTGATCGGCATTTTGGACTAAATTTTTAATTATATTCTGGTACTTGTCTCTAAATCCAAGTGACATAAACATTCCTACTATTTTAAAGTCAACTCCAACTTGATTAGAATGGGTTTGTCATCAATTATCATTGCAGCGTATGTATCACCACTTTGGATTTGTAAATCTTTTGGAGACTTACTACTATCTAAAAGTATGTTTCCTGCAACATCTATATCAAAATTTTTCTTTATATTTTCCATCCTCATAATATATATACTTCCTTTAAATCCGATAAAAAGTATATTGACATGTAAGCTCTTCGCCAGGCCAAATATCTCTAATTGCAACAAGAAAATACCTACTGTCTCTTTGAACCTTTATGATATTTGGTTCATCAGAGTGATTATAAAAAGCACCCAATGGGGTTCTTTGCAAAGTTTCTCCCCAATAAAAATGTGACAGGCCGATTTCAGTTCCTTCTTTAATCTGATTGACGCACCAAAGTCCTAGTCCATGTATTCCTGATTTTTTTATTGTTACTTCTTCTGGTAGAGGTTTATACATTTCGTATCCTTACTATGGGTTGCCGTCTGATTTTGGTACATCAAACACGAAAGTTATTCTTTCGACACCACCTACATTATGTGCCTGATGGTATTTTTTATTATCAAACCAGAAGAAGGTGCCAGGCTTAATAGTATGCCACTCACCATCAACTTCATAATCATATTCACCCTGCAAGGAAAGATGATACCTATCTCTAGTTAAGTAATAAGTTCCTTCGTCTATATGTTTACCTACCCACTCATCAACCCCCAACTTAAAAAAGGCGGCTCTTGATAATTGTGTTATTCCTTGACTTCTCAACCATTTAGAAACTTCATCATATTTATCATAGAGTTCAGTCTTTTGAGTCTTTTCTGTATTCTTTGGACTTTCTCCTGGCTTTACAACTGCCATGACTAGAGGCAAAAATCCATATGGGTCTAAATCGCCTCCAACATCTTTTCCATCTGCATTTAAATTATTAACATATTTCCAGTCATCTTGGTTATCAAGAACCTGTTGTAATATCTTACTCACATCTAAGTTCTTTGCAATAAATCTAAAATTACTCAAATAATATCCTACTCATTGTTTGGCTCCCAGAGAGGGGTTCGAACCCCCGACCCAATGATTAACAGTCATTTGCTCTACCAACTGAGCTATCTGGGAATAATCCTCTAAATTGGTCGGAGTTAGAGGATTCGAACCTCTGACCCTCTGCTCCCAAAGCAGATGCGCTACCAGACTGCGCCAAACTCCGTTTATAATCCGCCGCCATGGATTTTTATTTGGAGCGGGTAGTCAGAATCGAACTGACATCAAAAGGTTGGAAACCTCTTATAATAACCATTATACGATACCCGCCTAAACTTCAACATCAATGTTACCAACTGGTTCGACTATTCTCATCTTTCCAGTTCTATCATATGTTCTATAAACTTCTTCAACTCTAATAGAGCCTCCAAAATCTTTGTGTGTTACTACAATGTTATGAATTTTATCACCGACATTAAGTTGTCTAACATACTCACTCACAATTCTTACTGGTGGTACTGGTGATACTTGCATTACAGTAACTCTAAATAAAAAGGACAGTAGGTGTTGATGTTCACCGCAGTTTGAGGGGTTGCAGGCCGCTTTATTTTCTTGTACATTAGTCGCCTCTTCCTACTGTCCGCCCCTGTTTAATCTTGTGTCTTATATTTAGTGTCGTTTTCAGGCACTCACTCGACATTAATTGGCCTGCCCTGTAGGATTCGAACCTACGACCCACAGCTTAGAAGGCTGTTGCTCTATCCAGCTGAGCTAAGGGCAGATTTCTATGTTTCGTTAACAAGTATAATATATCATAAACGAAACACATTGTCAATATGTTTTAATGTTTTTCCCTTAACCTTATCCACTCTTCATGGACTTTAATTTGATGTTCAAGTTCATAAACTGTTTCTTCTAATACAACAACTTTTTTAAAAAGATGTTTAATAAGTTCTCTGTCAGAGATACCGAACATTTTTGCTTCATCATCGTCAATATGAATATCGGAAAAACTTTCTAAAAGTCTCATTTAAATTACTCTCTTGAAAAACTCTTGAAAAAATTTAGATTGGATAAATACAGGTGTTCGTATTTGTCCCACTCTTCATCAAAAATCTTTTCTAATTTTTCCCTAGAAAACTTTTCATATGCCTGTTCAAAGAATTGTTTCTTTGCATCGTCATATTCAAGGCCAACAGAATACAGTTTACCTACATTATTTTTTACTTCAGTAATTTGTGACATTTTAACTCTCCATCAAACTTGAACAGGGATTGCTTTTGTAATAGTATGAAGTTTTTTTATGACCGTGTTAACCTCATTTTCTGTTAAGTGTCCCTTAACGTCATCTTCAATAATGCCAGGCAAATTTGCAAATTCACCATTAACAAAGACAGCGATTTCATAAGGAGCGGTTTCAGAACCATATGCACCTTCACCACTGATAATACTCAATTGATGACATTCACCAAAGGATAATAATGACTGGAAACCGCCAGGCATGTAATCCTTTTCAATAATTTCAAAATCTGCAAGTTTCATTTTAAATAGTCCACTTCCTTTGTTCTTCAAAAACGATTTGTGCCGCTTGATAGTAATCACGATCTTCGTCATTCATATGACTGAAGTAAAGTCCAACTTTCTCCAGTTCAACCATAAACTCTTCTGGCGACTCAATATGTCGCTGACTTTCTAAACTCTCCTGTACAGTATCCATAAGAATTTTTATTTTTTCTTGTATTTTCGACATTTGTAACTCCTTAAATATATTACTTAGTCGAAAAACTAAAAATGTAATATACCACTTTACATTTCTCCCATCTCAAAAGACCAATATTTTCCATCAGACCTAAGTTTTGCAAGAACATCTATTGCCTGTTCTTTCGTCAGTGCTTCCCAACGGAATTTTTCTTCACTAAATCTTTCTTTCACTTCAACAAAAAACATCTAAGTACTCCCGATTACTAGTTTCCAAAACTACGATGTGTCCAAAATTCTCTTCAAACACTTTAAGAAGATTAAGATAATCTCCAGATTTCATATCTTGTATAATAGACTCCGAATCTACACCACATATAGATGAGAGTTTTTCGGCCATCCCAAAAAGAACAAATGCATTGCCTTGGGGCCCATCTAAATCGATATGAATTTTTTCATTGTATTTTTTCGAACGAACTGCCACGAATTACGCTCCTGTATATTCGTAAGGTTTGTTCCACTTACCGACATTAATGTTGGTGTAGTGTGAACGACTAAAGTAATCAGTCATCGCATCATCGTTGTTGAAGTAGTTAGGGCCGTGCATGGCCGCTAACAACTTGTTAAGGAACTTCCTAGCAACGCCTTCATAATGCTCATCGATCCAGTACTCATTGACTTGGATGTAACGATCGCCGTGAGTGTAGTTGTCAGAGAAGTCAATCTTGCCTGATTTGATGTTTACGCAAAGCGTTGAGTGATTGTTGACAGAAATACTGCCCTTCATGCCGAACTCTGTAAGGACTGCTTTGATAGCAGGAGCGAGTTCTTTCTTCATTTTTTGTGATACATATGCCATAATTTAGATCCTCATCACTGTTTTCATCAACTTACATATATAATATAATACTTTTTGGGGTGTTTGTCAAGCCCTAAAGAAGAATTTTTTACATATTTCATCAATTTTTTTACTTTCCAAGTTCCATTCGCAGAGAT